ATCCATTTACCTGTGCGGAACGCTTGCCCACGTGAAGTACAGCCGAAAGCGGTCACTTTTTTGAGGTTTAAACCGAATTTACGAATCTGCTCATCATCAGAAATATACTCAATCGTGTTCTCGTAGTGGTTCTCGGCATCTTTGTATTCCACTTGAATCGCATTATGGCGTGCTTTCATTGCCGAATATTGGCGTGAAAATTGCCCCCCTACCACATTAGCATTGGTGTAAGTCCAAACAGGATCGGATGGTCTGTCCATAATAAAGGTCAGCTCTGTGCCATTCCATACGGGTATCGCACGGAAAATCGAGCATAAATCAGAGAGCACATCATAAGCACTGCGTTGTTCCGTCAGCCATAAATTACACGTAAAGCGTGGCTCTTGCCCTCCGAAACCATCAGGAATCATCTGGTCACAATACTGGGCGATTTTATAAAGTGCCCATTTATCCACGCTAAACTCACCCAAGCGGTCACCTAAGCCGTAACGTTTGTGGGTAACAACATCCATCAAAATCCACGCAGGATTATTGGTGTAAGCGACTTTAAACGTGCCATCCCATAAGCCCGTATAAGTGCGTGTTTCAGGGTCGTAATTGCTCGGCACACGTACTTTGATGCCGTAGATTTCATAGGTGCGAACAGGAATATTGTTGAAATACTCCGAATCGAATTTCACGCCCATATAAGCAGTGTTCGGGTAGCGGAATTGGGCATCAATGATTTCGGTATAGCTCGCCCACATCGTTTTGTTCGCCAAACGGTTTGAGGTAGAATCAGCAGTGATACGTTCCACTTTGATGGTAAAAGGCACTCGTGGCAAGTTTTCCACGATAATGGCACGTGAATAAGACGAGTTATATTTGCCTTTAATGGTAAACGGAATTTGTTGTGTACCTACCGTGATTTTAAACTCTACTGTCGCGGAGTGAGTATCGCCTTGGTCGTTCTGCTCAAACAACGCTTGCACGCCCAAGGTTAAGCGAAGGCGATTCACATTAGCATCGGTGACCGTGCGGGTTAAAGCGGTACGTTTGGTGATTTCGGTTGCAACGGAAATTTCTTTTTCGACCGCTTGAAAGCCTTGCATAACCTCTTGGGTTTGTGTTCCTTCACGCCCTTCAATTTCCACATTTTTGAAATAGTGCGAACCGTCTTTCGCTTCAATCGGGGTTTTATCTAAATAGACCGATTTTAATCCGTCTACTAAACCTTCAATTTCCCCTTCTGAAAGCACTTCCACAATTTTAATACGTTGTTTACTGCGTCCACTCTCTTTTGCCTCAACGGGTGTATGTGCTTTTTTCTTTTTGCGGAATAATCCCATAATAGTCTCTTATTTTTTCTCTTCCACCACATCAAAGGTCTCAATCCCTTGCGAGATAATCAACGAGCCCACCAAAATTCGCCCGTAAGCCAGTGGCATGGCTTGCCCTTGTGCGACCCGATTTTGTAGCCCGCTGAATGCCGTCGAAGATTTTTTCTCTTGCTCATTGAAACTCCCCATACTCGGCGTTTTGGTCAGCATTTGTGCCACACCACCAAGCAGCATCGACGCCCCCATTCCGCCCAACATCATTGCCGTTTGTGAAGCGATAATACCCCCGACAGGACCGAGTAACACTGCCGCACCAATCAAAGCAATACCCGCAATCACCCCAAATACGCCACCACGCTTCGCCCCTTTTAACACTGGGGTAAAATGCACCGTCATTCCCGCTCTCAAGCGGTAATGCAAGCCTTTTTCCAGGTATCGATTATCTAAATATTGCGAACCAATACGGACTTTATACATCCCTTGTTGCATCATATGACGTAGTCCTTCTAGTTGGCTCATCAAGGCTTTTAACGCCTCTGCCACCGTTTGGCAATCTAGCTGAAAATCCGTACCAAAACGCTTGAGTGAGCCGTAGAATTTAATCTTGATCATAGTAATGTCCTATAAAGTAGAAAGCGGAATGGAAAAACCCAACTGCTCGGCATTGTTATGTCGCCAAATCGAGTGCGTATGTTTGAGCCAATAGCCATCGTATAAATCTCGCTTGCTAAGTCGTTTGGGACTATGATGCAACACCATCTGACTGCCTAAGTAAATGCCCGCGTGATTCGGCACGTTCGCCCCTACCTGCATCAAAATCACATCGCCAATTTGCAAAGTTTCCTGAGAATCTAACCGCTTGAATCCCTGTCCTTCGAGATTATCTAAGTAAAGATTTTGCCCGTTGTGCCACCACTCATCGGGACGATTGAACTCGTCCATATCTAAACCCGCTAAAAAGTAAAAATCTTTAAATAACGTGTAGCAATCAGTTTTGCCGTGCTCAAAGGTTCTGCCAACAAGCGGGGCAATTTTCGGGAAACGTTGCAATTTACCCTCACAGACTAAAAGCCAATCGCAATCGGTGTGAGCGAACACCTGACGGTCGGCAAGCGATAGCACAGGTTCGCCATTCGGGTGTGAATGGACAATCGCCTCAATCCACCCCAATTTTTCTGCCTCGATTTGCTCCTCAGGCGAAATCTCAAAGAAATTAAGCGGATCGGCTGCCACGTTTTGGCACGGATAATAAAACCGCTCGCCCATCATAGGGTCGCTGAGAATCAACCCGCATGCTTCTTGTGGTTCGCATTGTTTAGCGTGGTCTAAAATGGTTTGTTCAATGGTTTTCATTTTCTACCCCAATTTATTGACTCCAATAAATCCACCATAATTGAGGGTGTTATGACGTAGCTGGCAACCCCGCAAGCACCCCGAGCATTTGTCTTTTTTCGGGTCGGTGGTCGGTTGGTCTTTTTCGTCCGCAACAGGGCTGCCCGTATAACCGCATTCAGTTGAGCGATACACCCACGGGCACGTGACTAAAATCGTTCGCTTGTTAATCAAGGCATTATCGGTTTCGGTCGGCAACGCCAGCGTAAAGGTCGCCATATCTTGCGTGAGCGTGGTTAATTGCTCAATCAGGTAATAACTGACTCGCTCTTGCTGTGGATCGGCATTGCGATTACCCGCTTTAAAGTTTGCGGCATCTAAAAACTGGGCGTACACTTGCCGTCTGCGTACAATCGCACCTAAGCATTGCTCGAAGTTGTTCGAGAGTGCGGTCACAAAGCCATCAAAATTGACGACCGTGAGCGTGGGTCGATTGCTCGCTCCCTGCCCCGACATTTCAAAGCCCTCAGCCTTGACCCCAAAGGGCGTATAGCGGTTGCCTTGCCAAATAATCGGCTGAGTGAGTTCATTCGTACCCGCATAAAAACGGAACAGCTCACCACGATTGCCGTCTTTGCCCGTAAGCTGTCGCATATCGACGTCGAATAAGTCAAGCAACGCCGTTTGTTCGAGCTTTGCCAGTTCAAGCTGGAATTTGGGGGTGATGTTTGCAGTCATGAAACGACCTCCTCAAACTCGCCAGTCAGTTGCCAATAGCTTTGTTGGTAGGTAATTTGATGCTCTTTACATTTATATTTCCCCTGTTGACCAAAAGGGGGCGTCCAGAGAAAAGCTTGATAGCCACCGTGTCTTGTGAGGAAATCATCAATCTGCCGAATACGAGCAGGATTACCGCTAAAAGTCAGATTAAAGGTCGCTCGATTATGGTTCAATCCTTGCGGGCGAGATTGAGTATAGCCATCGCCAAAATCAACCTCACTCAATTTCGGGCTTTGCTTTTTGCTCGCTTGATAATCAGGACTAAAATTTAAGGTTTCCATCAATGCTCCATTTGTGTATTGAGATAAATTAAATCCAATTGTTTAATCACATCAATTTCCCAACTGTCGAGCTTTATTTTATAGAGCCTGCCCCACGCTTCTATTTCCGTAAAAGTCAGCGGGTTCAAGCTCATTCCGCACTGCCTTGCCGTGGAAAGTTGTTGGAAATACCCCAATAAATAAGCCACCGCATCATTCGGTGGCTCATTTTCAAGCTCGACGGGAATTTCGCCTGTCTGCTCATACAGCGAGAGTAAATGTGCCCGCAAGGTCGCTTTACTCTCTTTGGGGTGTTTATCCAGCTCAAACTCTTTTTTTGCGTAACGCAGCAAATCGTCAATTAAGCCGTCAAGAACTTTCCCAAATCGTTGGAATGTTCAAGAATTTGGTCAATCATCCAATCACATTCACCCAATACCATACGGGCATTTTCTTCGCTAAAGGCAAGCGGTTTACCTTCCCACTCTAAACCGTCCCAATTCTCTAAGCGGCTTAAGGCAAGCTCTAAAGTTTCTGTGCGTAATTCATCTAAACCTTTTAATTGAGGCTTGCGACTTTTGGCATTTTCAATTTCACGCAATTGCTCTTTTTTCAGTTTTTTCTGCAAGTAAGCAAATGCCTTGTCTGATTTTGCCGACACCACACTGATTTTTACCCCCAATTCATCACTCGTTTCAGGATGAAGCAAGTTAAAGGTAAAGGTTTCTGCTAAAGCTGATTTTGATAAGTTTTTTAAGTCCATAAAATTTCCTTATGTTGCAAAAAAACGGTCAACATTGACCGCTTGTAAAGGTATTAAGCCAACGTATCTTGCACAATCATCGTGGTCGCCACTTTTAAGCTGTCGTCAATCGTGCTGGCTGCATCCCACATACCTGGGAAGGCATCAAAATTGAGTGTTTGCATTAAGTTTTTTGCCCCGTCATCGATTTCAGAGGACGTTACCTTAATTGCTGGTAAGATGATTGCCATATAATCGCTGTCGTTGCTTGTTTCGGCATCCATTCGCAAGGCTAGTGAAAGATTTGTGCCAAGACGTACCGCATCAATCATGGCTTTATTTTGCAGATACATGGTAAACGAACCACTGACAGCAACGGTGCCAATAAATACATCGGGGGCATAAGTCGCTCCTAGCACGGCTTCACTGGATGCATTCAAATCAATATCGAGCTTAAATGAGGTAATCAGTGCCATCTGTTGTTTATTCAGTTGAAGCGAACCTTTTACACCTGCTAATTTACCTGATTGAGCAATGGTCGGTGGGCTCGTAAAATATTGCGTTGCACTTTCTTCACCACGTTGCCCTAAAAAGGTGACGGTAACAGAGGCAATACCATTCGGCTCCACTTCCAGTGATAATTTTGATACACGGCAACCGAGATATTGACGGGATAAACCAATATCTTTAAACCAGTCTTCAATCGTGAAGCTGTCAGTGGTGTGTGCCGTTTGTGGCACAACTAAAATCTTGCCGTTTTTCTCACCTTGCCCGTTTGCGGTTTTCTTGATAATCGGCGGTTTCGCTTCAGCACCAAAAGCACCCCGTAAAGCCGCGGCAAATGCCCACGCCCATTGCCCTGCGGCAAGTTCACCTTTTACATCGCCTTCCACTTTTTCAAACCCGACAATGGAAGCCGCACGTTGCATATCTGTACGAATTTCTTCAGACTGGAAGGCATCAAAATTCACATTCAGTGAAGTTTCAATACGAGGCAATAATTTCGCCATGTTTTTGGCAGGTTTCGTGCCGAAGGTGGTTTCTTTAGACAGTGCCACCGAACGCTGTGTCCCTTGTGAGTTTGCCATCGTTGTCCTCCAATTGATAAGCAGTAAAAGGAATCGTGATCGGCAATGCAAGGCTATTGCCTGATAAAAAAAGCCCACCGATTTGCGGTGGGTGATGAATAATCAGCTGAATGTGGGATTCAACCACACTCAAGCCGTAGAAATGTTGGCGTAGCTGACTCGCTCTCTGCTCAATCGCTTTTGTGCCTTGCCCGTTGTCAAAAAATAAGGTGAGCTGCAAAAAGCCTGTTTCTGTTGCCAATGGTTTATCGGAAATCGTACTGGTCTTTGCTGTATTGACCGTTAAATAGACCGCTTGATAAGGCAGTTTAGGCTCTGTTTTCACCCCTTCCCAAGCGGTCGGAAAAGCATCCAATTTTGCTAAATGACTTTCTAAAATGCGTCGAATTTGCGGTTTCATTGCCTACCTCACAGCGTTGAATGTTGAGCATAATACGCATTGATTTCATCCACGGAAATGCGAATCATCCCTTGAGGGGCTTGCACAGAATAACCACGTCGTGTCTTCCCTGTTTTAGAAGGACTAGGATATAAGCCATATTCCAGCATCGGGGCATAAGGTTTATCCGTCGCAATCACTATCGTATCGGACAACCGAGCCTGAGCAATAGCGATTTGGCTACCATCGTAATTGCTCGGTACAGCATTCAAGGCAACCGTCCACGAACGTCGCAACGCGCCACTATCAACAGGGGTTTTCTTCTGTACTTTGTTGAGGGTATCTAACGCAATTTTGCGAAAGCCTTGTGTTTGAGCCAATAATGCGGAATCCACAAAGCCATCAATAGTGGCACTAAATCTACCCATAACGTCTTCCTTGTGCTTGATAATAAATCGCTTGTTGTGCAGGACGAATCGGCTGCACCCGAATCACTTGCCACTTTTCGCCATTGACCGACACAATGTCGTTCACCTCCGCTTTTTCAGTGAGTAACATCAACACATCGCCCACTTGCACATCGGCATGAGTGGTCTGACGGCTAAAATCGTAGGCAAGCGTATCAAATAAACAGGATGCCGATACACGGCGTTTTGATTGGCTCACTTCGCCCGTTTCGGGGTTATATTTGCCCGTTTTCACTTGTGAAATCACACAAGGGCTGCCAAACTGGCGAATAAGCTTGGTCGAGACCTGCTGTAAGTTTTGATAAAGTTGCATTAGCCACGCTCCAATTTCACCACGCCAAAGCTACTGCGATCTAACCAAGCGACTAACAGTTGTCGCACATAATCAAAGCGGTTACTGCTATCGGCAATCGTTGAACGGTTGTCATAATTGACCGATAAACTGCCGACTTTCACGCTGGTCATCTTCTGCTCTGCGTTTTGGTTGAGATTTTCTTGTAATGCCAGTTCACACACAGCATAGATAATGGCGGTAGGGATTTTTAACGATTCAAATCCTTTACGCGGAAATTGGCGTAGCTGCAGTGGGTCGGCTTTTTCGCCCATAAAGCGGTAATTCACATCTAAGAAATCTGACGCACTCACCAAGCGGCGAGCCTTTTCTTCTTCGTCTAACGCTGCCCACGCTTCTTTGCTCATTCGCAAATTGTGATACGCATCAGCTTCTTCTACAGAAAGATAAGCGGTCATTTTTGCTCCTTAACTTACCACCATTTGATCGCGGCAATTAAATTCGCCATCGCAAAGGTAAAAGCAATCAATAAAACAGCCCAAACAAGGACTTTAATTTGCGTATGTTCTAAATACATTTTCAGCATTTTACGCACCTCTTTAATTAAGATATAATTCACGGGTTGTTCCTTCTTGTTTTGGAAGTTGGAATGAAAGAAGCCCCGTGTAATTCTCCGTTACACGGGGCTTCGCTTTTTATTACCGTTACTTGGTTTTCACCAACACACCTGCAGTATCTTTCAATGAGGTAGCCGTTTTACGCCAGTTGGCTGAAGCCCCTAATTTAGTATCATCAGGAGATTTACCGCCTGCAGTCATATCCCACTCATAACCGAGAATACCTAAGTTATAAGTCCATTCTGCTTGATAAACTGCGGCGATATTTTCACCACCTAATTTTGGCTGCATTTCGCTGTTGAAGTCATTGTTACCACTCACCATCACCGCATTTTCTTGTAAACCTAGCGTGTTATAAGCTGCACCAGTGCTATCCACTAATGCAGGGCTGTCTGTAACCACAAACAAGCGACCAAACGGATCACGCATCACACTCACGTTGTCGTAAGTAAACAAACGTTCTGCGTTGGTTAAGGCGTTGTCGTACAAGGTGTGTAAGGTGGTTGAATGCACAATCCACGCTTTTAATGCACTAGAGCGGTCGCCAAATAATGCCGCTGCTTTATTAAGTGTGCGGAAATTCGGAGCGTTTTTCTTGTCGTCTAACACGGCAGTAGTTTGTCCGCCAATTGCAGCAACCGCCCCTAAAATTGCGGTGTTTAACATATCCGCTAAACGGGCTTTTGCTAATTGCTGACCGATTTCTACCGCCGCAAGCTCAGGGTTTTGTAATACCCAACGATATTGTTGCGGTTCGTACTCAATCGGGTGCGTGCCTGCAGCCACTTTTACGGCTACATTGAGTAATTGCTCTAAGCGTTTCGCTTGCACCGTACCACTGCCATACGCATTACGACGACGCACTAAGCCTTGAATCGCTTTAAAGCTCGCACGAATATCAAAATCCCCTTGCGTGGGGGCGTTTTGCAAGGTAATCACGCCACCTGAGGCTTGATTGAATTTTTCAATATCTTGATCGACGGTTTCTGTTAACGCTAAATGCGTTTGTTTGTTGAAGACTTGTAAGTCAAAAGCCATAATAAGCTCCTATGTTATGGTGCGATTGCACCGTAAATAAAAAAGGTGCAATCTCTTGCACCCGATTATGAATGTTGTTGCATATACGCAATTTTTTCTGCGTCAGTTTTGCATTCGGCAAGGGATTTCGGGGCATTACCACCGCCTGTTCCTGTGCCTGCACCTGAACCTGATGTACCTGATGGTTTTAAAATCGCATCTTTATTTGGATACGCCCCGACTAACGCCTCTAATGCTTCCTCAAAATCGGCTTTTTCACCTGGGCGTGAACGGCTGTAAATTTCATTGCCATCGGCGAACTTCGCCACCACTTTACCTTCATCTGAAATACTGAAATGCTTACCGAAGAAGGCTTGCACCACATCAGAAGGTAAATTTAAATGTTCTGCCGCATATTTAGAGCGAGCAAACGAACCACCAATCAGTTCTGCATGCAATTGTGATTGCAGTTTTTCAGCGTGAGATTTGGATTCCGCCAGTTGTTCATCAAAGGTTTTACGCATTTCTGCTTTGACCTTCTCCACTTCGCCCGCATCAATCAGCTTCTTATCATCGAGATTTTTCACCGTTTCCAAGGCTTTGATAGCGGCTTTCGGATCTTCAATCCCCTCAAAGGCTTTCAATTTGGCTTCCACCGCCTCTTTTGCCTCGCGATGTTGTTTGGCTTCACCGTTTAATTCTGTGATTTTGACGGTCGCCTTGTTCGCATCAAAGGGAATTTCCTTTCCGTCTTCGTGAACATACACAGGCATTCCGTCTTTCACCACCACATTGTTGTTTTCATCAAGTTTAAGTTTCATTGTCATCATGGATTTCCTTCCAGTTTAGTGAGAGTTGCCTTTTCCAAGGCGTAAAAAAACCGCCTACATTGCTGTAAGCGGTTAAATTTTTCAGTTTGTTTACAATGCCAAGCTAATTAAATTCGTTGCGACTGTTTTGATAACGTCAAATGACAAATCAAGGCTTTTACTTTGCACGGTTGCTTTCACTTTTTGCCATAAAGTATCGTTACGGATTTTATCGAGAAATTCGTGCCCTTGCCAGGTCAGCCCCGTGACATAAAAATCAAACTGCCCAATCGAAGAGCTATCCATTCCTTCGATTAAGCCTGCTTGATGCAGTAACTTAAAATGATAAGCGACAGTTACACGATCAAAGCCTTGAATCTGATCGGACATCAAAAAATCTTCAGGAACAGCCTTTTCTTCCAGTTTAAGCAGAATGCGACGGATTAAATCCCAGTTGCGTTTCATTTGATTGCCTAACTACGCTTAATAGCTTCAATCGCTTCTTCCACCGTTAAATTGTAATTATCAGTTACTCTGCGATAAAAATGGATAGCGTTCGGATTTTTTCGAAGTGCTTTTATTTTTTCAGCTTTTTCTTCTTCCGTTGGTTTGTGATTTTTGAGTTCTTCTTGAAACTCATCACATTCTTTAAGTACTTTTTTTGTATGCAGCACCCATTCCTCAAAAGGCATTCCATCTTCTTCGGCTAATTTTTTTTGCTCTTCTAAAGGTAAATCAAGAACTGATGTCATTTTTCCTCCAGTGTAATTTCCGTAACATTCTCATTGATAGCTCGTTTAAGAACCTTGAATTGAGTTTTATTTTTAAATAAAACTTCTCGTTCATCAGGATAATCACTAATATCTTCGATTATTTTACCATTCTTACTTTGAATAATAAATCGAACATTACCTTTAAAAGTTGATAAACTATTATCAATGCTTGAACTCGTAAAAGCTTTTTCTGTGACTATTTTACCTATCTGATATTTTGCTAACACATCATCAGGCAAATTCGTATCGCGATAAGTCATACCGTTATAAGCAGGCACTTTGTCCAATCCTTGATTTACCACAGCAATAAACCTCTTATCGGTCAGTGTAAGATTATCATTACGCATATTTTGATTTAAATCCCAATAAAGCTCGCTCGTGTAGGCTTTCATTGCAACAAGCTCGTGATGAGTAATGTTATAAGCGGCTTTAAATGCCTGAATTTTAGGGCTATTTTTTACTTCTTCTGAAATACGTTGATAAATATCTTCCGCTATCCAAGATTGCGTATAGGATTTTTGCAATTCCCGCAACGTCAACGCCCTGCCAGATTGGTCTAACATATCCGAGAAAGTAATTACACCACGTTGCCATAAATCGGCTTTACCTTTACCCAGAATCTGCTCTTTCTCTTCAGTTGTTTTACTGTTGAGCCAACTCTCATAGTTAACCCGCTCATCAACTGGACCGTCCATTGAGGCACGGGTGCTGGTGGGCATTTCTTGCATTCCTTGCACGCCTAATTCTTCCCAGCTTTTCGTCACAAGCTGAAGAATGCTACGACAACGTGGGTGCAACGGTGGGCGTTTGTAGGGAATGTTATGCCCGATTGGCTTTTTGTCTAAGTCCCATCGCTTGCCATCACGCACTTGGCAAACGGTAGAAGTTCGCATATCCAAGGTAGAAAGATGCTCTTCGCCTTGCAGAATATCAAGATTGGCATCACGCAAAGCTTCGTGAGCTGTATCAGCCACTTTTGCCACAGCAGTAATCACTAAAGTATCTGCTGTGCGACGGCTAACGCTCATTAACTCACGCACTTCGGTAGCAAGTTGTCCGTTTTGTTTGCCTTCGGCAACACCAGTGCGAATAATGCCCTCAAATTTAAAGGCTAAATCGGCACGTTGCTTATTCCACCACGCTTCTAACGGCTGCCCTTCAATCACAGCAACGTTTTTAATCGCTTTAATCCGTTCTTTTGGTATATCATTAAATAAATCAAAGCCGATTTCATCGTTATAAAGCTGGCTGATTTTGGCTGCTTCAAGCGATAAAAAACCGCTTAACCCGTATTGAGTGTAAGCGGTCGTTTCTTGATACGTTTTTGCAATTTCCGTTTGCAGTTCGGTGAGCAGTTTATCCAGTTTTTTAGCGGGCAAGGCTTCAACACCGATAGCACTAATGCGGTTAATCAGCAATTTTTGCAGTGCATTTAACCGCTTGTAAACCTGCTGGCGTAAATGGGCATCATAGCGAAAATGCAGAATTTTACGGTCAGTTAAAGCGTGGGCAATGCGTTCTCTAAGCGTTTGTTTCTGATGTTTCTTCGAGGTCAAAATGCATTCCCTCCGATTGCAGGCGTTCTTGCTCTGTCTCCCATTCTAAGCCGTCTGCCAATAAGCCACGGCGTTTGGCTTCGTCAAAGGTGGATTGATTCGAAATCACGCCCGCGTTACGCAACTGAATCACGCTTGCCATTGAAGCAGCAGGGTCAAGGTCGTTTTCAATGTTGCCCGAAATCTGCACGTTACCCACTTGCTCTTTGGCAATGCCAAGCCAATGCCCTGTATATTCCAAGGCTAAATCAATCGCATCTTCAAAACGATTAGCAAGCAATCGCAATTGGGAAATTTCTTTGCCTGCTTCATCGCGGGCTTGGCTGTCAGTCATTGCTAAGGCGGTTTTAGTAAGCAACTTCGCCCCTGCAGTTTTCATTTGCTCTTCTAAATCTTTCAAGCTTTCCACACCTGAAGCAATGGCTTGTCCAGAGTGTTCAACAAATTGCATTGAGCTACCCGTTGGAAGATGAACCGCACTACCACCAATAGCAAGCTGTTTCACTTCATCATTGGAATAAATCGCTAACAACGGTACGCGAGCAATGTTAGTGATGTTGTCCTGATCGGATTGGCTTTGCCAGTGTTTTACATTCAAATACGCCAATTCCATTAAAGGCGGCTCAATAGCATGGGTGAGTTCGTTACGCTTGGTGATAAACGGCACAACAGGCACAAAATCAAGCGGTCGATTTTGTGCCGTCAGTTGCAATTCCGATTCAAAACGAAATTCACCCTCTGCTTCGCTAAATTTCCGCACTTTGCCGATTTCATACACATAAACGTGTTTCACGGTTTTCACGCCAAATTCGCCATCCTCAACCTGTTCATTGACAACATAGCGAAATTGAGTAATTGCTTGTTTACCATTGACTCGTGCGGTTTTAATGCCTAACACTTGATGCGGTTTAATATGCACCCAATAAGGACGGGCATTTAAGGCTTTCTCTTCCGCACGGTTTTTCACCGCTTCAACACGTGTGAAATCAATCAAAGCAAAAGAGCAACCATACGCCAAGGCGGAATAAAACCAGCGAGAAGCAAACACATCAAGGTTATTGCCTACTAAATCCACATCATCAAAAAGGGCTTGTACTGTTTCTGTTACATCGGCAACGTCAATCGGGTTGAAGAATACGCGACCTGTCATTTGCGAAAGGGTTTCCGACAAGGCAGGGTAAAGGGTCGAACGCTCTAGGCGTTTGCGGTAACTATCGGGCTCTTCCATTTCCATTTGGAAAAGGTAGGTTTGTGCGGCTTTTCGCATTGTTGCCGTGCCACCGAGTAAATCATCAATGATTTTAGTTTTCTTGGTTAATTCCACCATTTCAG